AATGTTGAAAAGTTTGGGTGGAGTTGGGAAGTTGTTCCTTCAGAGCCTTGGCACATTCGTTATGTATCTGGGGATAACCCAACTGCTGCTGTACAAGAATATGTTGCTCGCAATCCAAAACCAGTGGGGATGTTTGGAACTGTAGCGGAACAAAAAGCCGCTGCTGAAGCAAAAGTTGCAGCACCAAAAGCAAATGTTGAGGAAGCAAAAGGCAAGCCTGTTTTACGGTTGGGTCAAAAAGGTCTTTTTATCAAAGAAGCTCAAAGGCTTTTAGAAAAGAATGGCTACCCTTGCAAACCTGATGGTGATTTTGGTCAAAAAACTCAAGACCTTATTGAGCAATTTCAGAAAGCAAGAAACATTCCAGTAACGGGTCAAATTGATCAACCGACTTGGGCTGCATTGCTAGCATAACCAATTTAAGATAAAATCTTAGAGAGGTATTATGGCTGCAACTAGAGATATTAGTATTTATCAAGGCGACACTTATGCGCATGAATTGCGTATAAAAGATAGCGCCAATGCAAATGTGAATATTACAAGTAGAACTTATACTGGTCAAATTAGAAAGAAAAGGAATTCTGACACAATTAGTGCTACTTTTACATCAACTCTCACCAATGCCGCAAATGGCATTGTTGTCTTATCTTTATCAGCAGCATCTACTGCAAACATAGCATCTGGAACTTATGTTTATGATTTTCAAGAAACTAACGGTGCTACTATCACAACACTAATTACGGGTTCTTGCACAATTGTTGGAGAAGTTAGTAGATAATGCCAGCAGATACTACAACCGTACAGGTCAATAGTGGTGACATAACTTCACTCTCTATCACTTCGGATATCTCCAATGTTACTGTTGCATCTCAGATCACAGCGGTAACAGTACAAACAAATGATACTACGGTGCTCACATCAGCACCAGCAACACTAAACTTATTAAGTTTATCTTTTGCAGATACTACTCCTGCCGACATTGCTCGGGCAGGGGTTATAGGTGTAAGTGTGCTAGCAGCTAGGGCAGATCATGTCCATAGCGCAGCATCGTTATTAATGGATGGAGGAAACTACTAATGGCTAATACATTGAGAATTAAAAGAAGGGCAACTGGTAATGCTGGTGCACCTACGAGTTTGGAGAATGCAGAATTAGCATTTAACGAAGTAGATAATATTCTTTACTACGGTAAGGGAACTGGTGGTGCAGGTGGAACTGCAACTACTGTTGAAGCAATCGGTGGTCTTGGTGCTTTTATTACCTTGTCTGGTGATCAAACAATCACTGGTAACAAAACATTTACTGGTACAGTAATTGTTGCAACTCCAACCGCAAACGGTCATGCAGCTACCAAGCTTTATGTTGACGGTGCAATTGCTAATGTCGCAACCTCTTTTACGGCGGCTGGCGATAGCGGCTCAGTTTCTATTTCTAGTGGTACCGACACTCTTACAATTGCTGGTGGAACTGGTTTAACATCATCGGCAGCATCTGTTGACACAATTACACTTAATCTTGATAACACAGCAGTCACTGGCGGTTCTTATGGTGCTGCAGGCAGTGTTGGTACATTTACTGTTGATGCACAAGGTCGTTTAACTGCCGCTGCAAATACAACTATTTCAATCACTGCTTCACAAGTTAGTGATAGAGCAACAAACCTTGTAACGGGTTTGACAGGAACCGCTAATGAAATTGCAGTATCAAACTCTGGTGTTGGTGCAGTAACACTTAGCCTTCCAGCTAATGTTACGATCAGTAATAACCTCACAGTTTCTGGGGATTTGATTGTTAATGGTAATACAACAACTCTTAACACAGCAACACTCGTTGTTGAGGATAAGAATATTGTTCTTGCCAATGTTGCAACACCAACAGATACAACTGCCGATGGCGCTGGTATCACAATTCTTGGTGCAACAGATAAGACATTGAACTGGGTAGATGCTACCGATGCTTGGACATCTTCTGAGCACTTTAATATTCTTGCGGGCAAGTCATTCTACATTGGCGGGTCGGCAATACTTTCAAATACAACTTTGGCTTCAAGTGTCGTTACCTCAAGTCTTACATCTGTAGGAACAATTGGTACTGGTGTATGGCAAGGAACTGCTGTAGCTATCGCTTACGGTGGTACTGGTTCAACAACTGCTGGTAATGCAAGAACTGCATTAGGTCTTGCAATTGGTACAGATGTTCAAGCCTATAGCTCTCAATTGGCAGCGCTTGCTGCGAATACTGCTACTATTGATGGTGGTACTTTCTAAGTATAGGAGTCATAAATGGCTAATGTCATAAAAATAAAGAATTCAGGCACGACATCGCAGGCTCCAGCTACTTTGGAATATGGTGAAATTGCTATTAATTATGCTGATGGTGTTTTGTTTTATAAAGACTTAAGCAACACCATTGTGTCCTTTGACATCAGCGGGGCAATTGCTATGTCTAATTTAGATACATTAGTCAGTGATATTGAGGTGTCTGTAGCAATGCAGACATTCTAAGGCTTAGAATACCTTCTCTGATATAATTGAGTATTATGGATGATGTAAAATTAGATACAAGTAAGACGCTTACTTTAACCCTTCCTTCTGACCCAACTTCAAATGCGGTCTCTGTAAGTTTGTACCATGAGTTCGGTTCACTTGTAAGCGGACCAACAGCAGCAACTAGGACCTCGGCGGGTGTTTATACAATCACTTATGGACAGTTGGCATCTGGTCATTATGTTCTAAATTCAGCAGGCAGGCATCGTGCTGATTTTACATATACTGTATCTGGCACTTCCTATACAAAATCCCAATATATAAATGTCTACACCCCTTATATCACGGCTGACACCTTCTTTGAGGATCATCCCGAACTGGAAGATGACTGGTACGACAAGTTTGATAAAATGGAAAAGAAAGTAAGAAATATCATTAACACATTCTGCGGTCAACAATTTGACTATTATCCATCAAAGTATATTGAAATTTCTGGAACAAATAAGAAAACTTTACATTTGCCTTACCCAATTGTAGATTTAACGAAGGTTACTTTAAATCTGGGGATGAGCGATGAAGCCATCCTGTATGATTCGTCAGATGCATCCTATACCGCTATAGAAAAAGCAAAGGAACCTCACAGCTTTGGAAGTTCATATTATATTCAGTTCAAGCGATCAATGCTGGATAGCATTCAAACAGTAATTACAACAAACAAGTTTAACGCTGATGATTCTTACAAGATTGAGGGCAGCTTCGGCTGGCAATTTGTTCCTAATAATATTGAGCAGGCAGCGGATTTGTTGCTTGAAGACATGATGAATAATGATTCTGAATACAGAAGGCATGGCATCCACTCCGCAGATATGGATATTTTGAAAATTCAAACAAGTGACAGCTTCTATGAATCAACTGGGAATATTGATGCAGATGTTTTGTTGATGGACTACACATTGTTTATTATGGATTATGTGGTCTAATGTCAAATGGTTCTTATTTAAGGTTTACTCATAAGTGTAATATTTATGAGAAGACAGTGACAACTAATGCCGCTGGGCAAAAGATTGCTGGATTCACAAATGTTGGTCAAATTCAATTCCAATTCCAGTCGGCAAGTTCCAGCGGTTCAACTGGGGATGAAAGAAGATTGACTCCATATCAAGACAATGTTCCAAAACATGAGGGGATTGTTCCCGTGCAGGATTCTGGAAAAATTGCTTATGGTAATAGAGTGCAATCAATTGTTGATAGAAATGGAACAAGCGTTGATGACTCTACTTATGAAATAGTTGGGTTGCAACCGAAGTTTACTTTTTCTGGGAAAAAGCATCATGTTGTTATGACTTTAAGAAGAGTCGTGGAGTCAGAATGATTAACATAAAAGTAAAAAATAATCTTGATAAAATTATTAATAACTTAGATAAAGTAAATATTGAAATACAAAGTTCATTTAGTGAAGTTGCAATGTCTAAAGGTGATTTTATTAAAAATTCCTTAAATGAACAATATTCTGATTTATTTGAAGGATCAGATATTACAATGGTTCCCGATACTGATGGGTTGAGAATAAGCATTAGATTTGAAGGAAAGAATTATTATAAGTTTGTTAACGGTTACAGGTATGATCTGCAAGAAATGGCTGGCTTTGTTAATGGTTTAGTTACAAATGTTATTTCTGCAAGCATCAAGACATCTTTAAGTGGTGGGGAAAATGGCTAAATTAAGCGTTTACGATGTTAATACACATTTGAAGGCAGACGCTACGCTCACGAGCATAGCTGGTAAGACTATGAATTTTATGCCAGTGGTTGCTACCAATGGTGAGGCGGCTCCATTTGTAGTTTACTTCTACAGCCCGAGCATCCCTAGCCCAGACGCTTATTGGATTCGTAAAGATAATGTTCGTTATTCTATTTTTGATACTGATGTTGATCGGCTATTTAATATTGCAGAAAGAATACTTGCAATACTCGGTACCACTGGTTCAATAGCAAAAAGCGGCGGGGTTGTAGGGACAAATAGCAGGATAATATCAAGCTACCAAACGGGCTCAAGCCTAGCCGCCCCTTTGGAACTTAATGGTTGGTATAGAATGAATTTAGACTTTAAAATCTGCAATGTTTAGTGAAGTGTGGTAAAATAATAAGATATGGAGTATAGTACAATAACATACATTGGTAAAAGTTCTGGTTATGTAGTCAAGCTTCGTGACACTGTTTACGAGTTTGAATGGAATAAAGGTCTGGGTATTGGGAATCGTCAAGGCGAGATCCGTACTAAAGATATAGACAGGATCGCCAAATGGCGAGACAAGAAGGGCAGGAAGATATTCCGCCTGGATAAATAGGAGGAAGTAATATGGCAGTTAATGTTTCTAACATTATTGTTGGCGAGGCAACCATTAAACTGGGTACCAACGCTAACGCAACAACCATCGCAGCAATGAACAACTTTGCTGACATTGGTGCAACACAAAACGGTTTGGAAATTTCGTGGGAACCAGACATGGTTGACATTGAGATTGATCAATTTGGCGATGCAGCTAAAGTAATTCAATCAAAGGTTAAAGTTATGGTTAAGACAACACTTGCAGAGGGTACACTTAATAACCTCGCACTTGCTTGGAACTACGATAACACCACTGGTGGAGATGACATCATTGCTAACAATGATGGCGCAAACACAAAGACATTCTTGTTCGGTGCACAGGGAGTAATCCCATACGAGAAGGGACTTGTTGTTACAGGTACAGCACCTGGTTCAACAGCAGGTTCAACTCTTACCCGTTCATTCTACACAAAGCGTGCGATTTCAATGGAATCATCCTCAATCAGCATGAAGCGTGCAGAAGCAACAATGTTTACAGTTGGCTTTAGAATTTTGCCAACAGTAGCAGACACTGGTTATGAGTACGGCAAGATCGTTGATCAAACCGCATAATTAATACAGAAAAATAATTTAGTTAAAGGCAACGCCCCTCTACATTTTGTGATAAACTTAATGTTTGAGGGGCGAAACCCTTTAAAACTAGACACAAGGATGGAATATTTTGAGCGATAAAAATAAAGACATTTTGGCAGGAAGAGATATTATTTTTGCTGATGGTAAGACAAGAACAATTAAGCCTTTGACTATTCGCAATTTGCGTAAGTTTATGGCTGTAGTTAAGGATCTTAAAACAGAAGATTCACTGTCCGATGCAGATATTGACATCATGGTAGAAGCAGCAGGTATTGC